ATTTATATTGCTCCAAATCCGTTCGACCAGTAACGTTACAGAAAATTTTAGACAAAAAGTTGTTGTTAACAACTATTACTCACTTAGAGATGTTCAGCCAACGGCTTGTACCGTTCCCGGTATTGGCAGGCAATACTTTTTTTTGGCACTAGTAGTGGAACAGGGTGTATCCTGTCTGCATTTATAATGTACACCTGGAGACCTTTACTAAAGATTAGAGGGACAGTAGCCAATCAATGTTGGCATCACTTCCAGTGTTTCAGGGTGGTGCATCAAAAAATTCTTGGAGGGCTGAGTGTATTCTTGCAGCAATAAAAGGCGCGCAATTCAAAAGTCCAACTCCTTAAATTTAAAGGTACAGTACTTTATTATCAAGGTGAGTAGGGGGTTTACAGTCAGTCAGTTAGTCATACATTTACAGTCAGTTATAGGTTACAGTCACTGGTTTAGCTTTCTTCTCTTAGCAGAACTGCGCTTGCTCCTAAAAGTTACACTTTTAGGAGCAACTCTTTTATTTCCATTTAACTTTCCTGTCTGAAATAAAAACTTTCGTCCTAGAGAGGTCTGTGCAAGGTCTGTTGTAAATGTTTCAGTCAGGTTTACTGTCCAGAAAGTCTTTCCTTCATACTGGTCAACCTTTTCTTTATCCTTAAATTTATCAGGACAGGGAGTAGCAAGAGACTGCAAGAATCTGTAATTATCCTCTAAATTACTAGGGGCTTGCACAAATCCTAGATTCCAGTCCTCTAGTATTCTATCATTCATTGTATTTAAATGTGATAGAACCTCTGGAGTTAAATCAACTATGCAAAGCTGGACTATCATAGCAATTTCAAACTCCTCTGCATGTCTAGAAAATATTCTGTAATTACTAGCTTTATATTGCTCTTCAGGGCGTTCTGCCTCCTCTGTCTTTTGAGAGAATGTGAAATTAGTGCCATGGGTGTTATCAACAACTGTGATAAACACCTCATTACCCCAGGCAATGCCATTATTAAGCCCTTGGGCCCGTTGTATCCAATACGGTCTGTTAAAGATTCCCTGATCACTGCTAACAAGAGACCCACTAGGGGAGCAATAGTAGCTGTGAGGCTTAATTTTGCTGTCCCCCCCATTTAATTCAGGCCCAATAAATAAATTAGAGGGCAAATCCTCTCCTGTTGTTCCACTTCTGACCCACAAATGCCTTGCAAACATCTGCTCTCGGCTTGCATAAAACCACATCCTATTTCCATATGGGTCACTGCTCATTTTCAAAAAATCTGGGTGCTTTGCTATCTGCCCTACTAGATCTAGAGGACAATCTGACCTGTTTTGCTGCAAGGTTTCATAGTTAATATTACCTAGGCCAATGTCAGCCATGTTGCCATCTTCTATTATAGAGTTAACCAGCTCAATAGCTGGACATTTGCTTTCCTCTGATCTGGGCTGCTCTACACATGTTTTAGCTACATCCCAATGCTCCCCCTCACAGGGCTGACAGCCAATTATCAGCATTTGAATCTGCTTGGGATCAAAGCAAACATTTACTCTGTCCTCCTCACCTGGCTTAGCAAAGGCAGATTGAGGGTTTTCTGCATCCTTGTATTTGTTAAAAAAAGGGTTTCCAGTGCAGCCTATACCAAGTGGCTGGCCTCTGCAAACCTCAACTCCCCTCACCCCCCAAACTAATCTTTGAGTCTCTGGATTGTACAAATTGGGATTGGAAAAAGTAAATTTGTTAGGATCTGGAAATTGACATCTAAAAACTCTGTATTGATTTCCGGACACTTTAGGGGCTATAAGTTTGCCACTGACAGTCTCTTTAACTTCATGATAAGGATGTCCCACCATCAACAGTCTCTTGCTCCCAGTATAGTAGTATACGTCAGTCCGTTTCACAAATTCGTCCGTGCTTAAAATTTGAGTTACAGGTGTAGCTGGAGGCAAATACAGCTTTCCTGTAGCTGGCAACCACAAAGAGGCCATCTGCAAAATATTAGGAAAATATCCGTTTACGTTTTCGTCTTTTTCTGCGAATTAAACTAGGGTGCAAATAAAAAGTTGCTGAGTTGTCATTGAAGTCAATTATATAAGGTGGAAGGATGTCAGGCAAGTCAGGGCTAGGTTGGAATGGCGTGGGTTCAGGAGGACCGATAACGGTACCTGCTCCAGGCACTAGGAAACCAACAGAGCCAGGAGGAATTGTTCCAGGATAGCTAATCATGCTTGTGGACCTTCTAGAGCCACTAAACTGCAGTTTTGTCCTACTAAAATCCTCAGGATAATCATCAAAAAGGCTTTCATCTGGCAGCAAATTCTGCTCTAAATCCTCTACCTCCATATCTGGGTCAAAGAGCACCCCTGCATTTATGGTCTCATCAATTACTGTTGAGTCATTTAATGGCTGTATGAGACTGGACTCTCCTGTGTGCTGGCCTAAATTATGCAGGGCTATTTCCTCAGATGGATTAATAGGACTAATATCTGAATAGAAATGAACAGCGCCACCTATTGTTGCACCAGACCTGGTTCTAATAGTGGCTCGTCGCCCGAGGCGACTGTACCGCAAGTAGCCGTCTACTTCTGAAAAAAAGGGTCTTCCTAGCTGCACCACATCTTGAAATTCTTGCACAGGGGCTATATTTACAGTATCTACATCTTGCTCAAATATTCTGGTCACCTCATTATCAAATGTGGCACTGTCATATGCAGGATTACTGAACTCCCAAGATATAAGCTGCTCAGGCCTTGTAAAAAATCTTCTATCCTGTACCTGAACCTGCTGGGTTAGCCTTCTATTATACAAATTTCTAATATTGTAGCTTTTTGCTATTCTTCTAACTTCATTACCAAAACTAGTCTCCGGTGTGCTTGTTTCTGGGAGTCTGCTGGGGGTGAAATCAGTTAAAGGTATTTCTTCAAATGTGTTGTTTACCACTGTGGGACCTATAGTTTGTCCCACCACCCCATGCATCACATAGACATTGTCAGAAACTGAAGAGACCCCAGGCAATCGACTAGTACTCACTATTGCATTAAATGTAGGGTTACTGTGAGTTGTGCTTGTGACTCTTGTCCTTGAAACAGGTGTTGTTTCAGGACTTATTTCTATTAGGGGAATGTCAGAATTACTAGAACCCACCACAGTGCCATTGCTTCCCCCAGTAGGCCCCGGGGCTGGGTGAATTTCAGCTATTACCTCCACTTCATTGCTAGATATGTCTGTGGTGGGGACCTCTGTTAGGGTGTCTTCTAGCAAAGGGATAATAGAAGATGATTCTGGACTTAGTACATCTATAGTGGCTCCAGGAGGTGGTAAAGCATCTACTATAACTGTTGGTTTTGCTACATTTGGGCCCAAGCCTTTCTGCACGCCAGACCCACCAAGAGGAGTATACCCAAGCCTCCCTCCAGTTCCCTTTCCCGTCCCAATGCCCAAATTTCCAAAAAATAAAACCCCACTGATCCATTTTAAAAACTTATCAGCCAAAGTGTTTTGTGTATATTTATTTTGCACATCTGGTTTGCAGTCCCTACCCTCTAAGCAGTCTTTATACAGCTGATCTTCTGAAGCCCTTTTGCGCCTAGCAGCCCGCACCATTTTAGCAAGCAAAGAATAAAGTTATAGTCCATCTATGAAACCAAATACATGAGTAGTATTTTTGGGGAATTTAACATGTTTGAGAAAAAGTTCCCGCTGTTGTACAGAGTTAAAGCTTATAAGCATTCGAGACCCACTAGCCCTTTGATGAGAAGTACTGCAGATCCAGTTAAAAGTAGTGCTCATAGACTGAAAGTAACCCGACCACCTGTGTTTAGACCTATTTCTCCAGCATTTTAATGTGTTTTGCGGACCTCTAACCAGAATGATGGGAGGATCACGAGCCTCACTTATAAGTTGTTCAAGTCTTGTCTGAGATTTTCTCGAAGGCGTTCGAGATCTTTGTCCCACTTCCCAAGGAGCTGGCGGAGTGCGTCCTCCAGGCTCAGGCCGTTGTCGTCCTCGTCCTCTGTCGCTGAGTCGGTCTCCTCCTGCAGAGGAGCTTCTCGATTCTCGGGATCTTGACCGCGATCGGTACGACCTGGACCGTACAGAGTTTGGTTCCGATTCCCGAGACCTGGACCGCGACCGCGTCCGCGACCGCGAGTGCCTGTGCCTGTTCCGCGATTGTCGTCCTTCAGAAGTTTCAGGAGATCCTCGCGAGGCTGACCTCCAGCTGGATTGGGATTCTGGTCGGTGGGCTGTTGAGGAACTGGGGCTGGAGCCTTGGGTGTTTTCCCTTTGGGAGGTGTCTGGTCCTCCGGGGGGCCTTGAAGAAGACTGCGAACTAGTAACAGGAGCAGAAAATACAGTGTTTGCAAAGGTCACTTCCCATTGTCCCAGTTTAGAAAACATTTGAGCATCATCAGCAAACTGTACATAATACACTTTGTTTCCATGTTCATCAGTATAAAACACACCATCATAATCAACAGAACTGACATATTTATGCCACACATCATCATCAGACAACAAATAAATATTTCCCCAAACGGGGTATTCCATTGCATTCATCGGGTTATTGTCATAAACAACAGTTGCAAGCCTAGGATTTTTTTTAAAAGTCCCACTAGGCGAGTTATTAAAGTTCTCTGAACTTGTGTCCTGCAATGTCCACCTTTCAGTACCAAACGGTGAGTTTTTTAAGCTTTGCAAATACAAGCTTATTCCTATGGCCTCCTTGGCTTTATTTTCTGACACTTTTAATGGAGGCACAGGTCTAAAGCCCAGCCGTGACAAATTATGCTGTCTAGCTGAGTAAAGCAAGACATTTTCTCTTCTGATCAGTTCCCAATGCTTAATTTGTGTCTCTATTGTCTGTTCAGCAGTTTCATAAATGTCCATCAGTGCGCTCTGCACAGCATCGAAACGGTCTTGCAGACTGGTCATCTTCCGGCTCTTCTGCAGGATCTGTGAGTTCTAACTGTGTCCAAAACTTTCTAAAAAAAAATTTCCAACTCACATTACTTAAATCAAAACCCGGCGAACCATCTTCAGTTAAAGGGAATGAATTTGGAAACTCAAAGCACTTCACCCTACTTTTTAAATAAAAAAACTTGTCATCTGCTGTAATATCAATATTAGTAGTTATCATAAGAGGTGGAAACTTTAGCTGAGACGGAGCTTTATGCTTGCTATCTAAAGAAACCCAGTTTCCGTCTAGCCCGTTTCTCAGGTAAGTATCAAAGTAATTCCAAGTTGGATGAGTAGCATCATCCAAAACTGCAAGTTTCGCCTCGCCTAAAGGTTGCAGCCAAAAATGACTTTTATGATTCACAAAGGAGATGACTTTGCCCTGCAGGGCCTGCATCAAACCCATAGCAAACATTGATTTTCCTGTGTTAGGGGGACCATAAATGACAATGCAGTTATGCTTGGGCTTGCTATGCAAAAAATCTTTAAAAGCTGTAAGAAAGTGCACAAAATGTATTCCTTGAAACCTTATAAACTGAACTATCTGTTTCCAATCACCCTCTCCCTCAACTTTAGTTAAAGCTTTGTGAATCCAGTCTGACATAGTCATTTCTCTCATCTCTGCTCGTTTATAATATTTAGCCATTATTGCACACTCTTTTACAAATTTTGCTTGAGTATTAGTCCTAAGCCACGCCTGTGCATTAAGGTCTTCATCTGCTAGTTGAGCATACTTATAGGCTATAATGCACTCTTCTGTATAGTCATTATCATAAGCCCACTGTATCATTTTTCCCAAGTCAAAAGTCTGTTCCTGAGCCTGCACATGTGTAATCAAAGTATTTTTAGCTATCCAGTCCGGCATTTCACCCCAAGTAAAGCACGACGAGCACATTCCTGATTTCCACCAAAATACTGAAGCAGGCACACTTCTAATTATTGGAGGCTGAAGCATAAGACACTCAGGAGGTAGATTTAGCATTTTGCAAAAGAGCTTTCTGACTGTTTCTCTATTTTTAGAAGACTTAAAGGCTAGCAAATACAGAGTAAGGAAGCCATGCTTCGTGATTCTTTGATTTTGATAAACATATGTGCAGCCTTTCTGCAGCCATGTTTTGCTAGCTTCCAGCAAGTCATCATGTCCGCCATTAACTACCGCCACCCAATGTGGACAGCATGTTTTATCGCTGTTAAAAGGTCTTGTAAGGTCAGTAAATGAAAATTGAAACTCCTCCTTAAATCTTGCCAATTTTACAGCCTTATCATTTTTTGCTTTAAGCAGCTCAATATCCACAGATTGAGATGGAACAACCTGATTGCTAATATTTTCTTTGTCAGATGATAGACACCCAGAATCCTCCCCCAAAGTATCATTTTCAAAAGTTTTAGACAGAGCTACCTCAGCCACTTCTGAAGCATTGTCTTCAGCATAACCACTGTCGTTTAGTTTCCTGCGTTTGATGTTACTTCTAGGCTTCCTTTCCTGGTTCTGGCTAAGCTCTGTGAAAGGCAACCTTGCACTTTTATTATACTTTCGATTTAGAGCTTGTATTTGCTGCTTTGCCTCGTTAGCCTGCTGTTGTGCAAACAGCTCGGCGGAATTCCCCTGTTCACATGAACTGTTATCTACAAAGTCACTTAGCAAGGAGTTTTCACTCTCTTCACACACCTCCTCGTCAGTCTCATCCTCATCACATTCAGCCTCAGTCACAATAAAATCCATAGCATTAATACCTCTGTGTTCCATTTTATCTGGAGAAGACGACTTTGCCACAGGTGACACAAAGAAAACTCAGGTTTCCCAGAAGGAGCTGGTGAAAATTCCGAATGCTGCCCGAGGATGCGACAACAAATATACGCAATTTACAGCCACAATTAAAGCACGAAGACACCACTTTATAAGGCGACGGTGGCTCTGGCACCGCCTCAAAATCAGGTGACAAAGTTTCATTGCACTGCAGGTCAACAGCAGTGACAAGATCACGTAGATCTAGTTCAATATCAGGGATTGTAGGCGCTTCACCCCTCATTATTGGGCATGCAATACATGCAAATGCTGCGCCAATTACCTCTCACTTTATGAATCAAACTGCAACTGCCACTTATTATTTTTTCAGTCAAAGACAAAGATTGCAAACAAAAGGCACACCTCACCAAAATATCAGACAGACACTTATTTTCTTGCTCAATCAGATTTGACACATTGACAGAGTACTCATAGTAAAACTTAAACTCTGCTACGGCTAATCTTGTACAACACCTCATGCAAGCCCCATAAACCAAATCATCCCTCCAAATCAAATTCAACCCTTTACAATCAAAGGCCACACAATCTAAAAACTCCAAAAACTTCTCGCAAAATTTGCAGGGTAAGACAACGTCTTGCAGTGGAATCCCAATTCTCGAGGCATACTCCAAAATGCTCCTGGGATAAGCCATGGGTACAGAGCACCCCAAGCAGCCCAT